AGAAATTCCCAACTAAAAATTGGTACACAACTTCGGGTATTTTAGTGCAAATTCTTTCGTTACCCTCAGAATCGGAACATTTTATATTAGGTAAATTTTTAATGTATTCCCTCATATATTTTGGACCCTTTTTAAGTCTGTTAACAACGGACTCCCTATCGTACAGTTTATCTGCGTCGTAGTATTCTAATAGAATTTTATTAAGTTGTGATTCTGATACTATTAATTTCATATCAATAAATATCTAAACAAACTGTTTTATCTTCTTTGAGTTCCTCGTCTTGGTATATTAATCACCGGCATTTCTTCTGTGGGGTTAGTTACCAATCTCATCCTTTCGATAATAGATTGGGGTTCGGGTTCTGTTTCACACAATTCGGTCATTTCAGACATCTCCATGATAGCTTCAGGTTCTTCTTGTGTTGTTACATCTTCTTCATAATTTTCTCTACGAATCGCCTCACCAATTCTTGTACTTAATTGTCGTTCTGACTGCCAAGTCGCCTCCTCAACATCCATAGGTACGGACCCACTTTTATATGTTTTAGATTTCAATAAAACATCTTCTTTGGCTCTCATATCATCACCCAACATGTAACGATTTGTTTTGACTTTAGGGTCTTTAACATAGTCACGAATAAACCCAATTAGTTCCAATGTTAATTCAGAATCTGTAGAATCGATACGAGAATCTTTTTGATTCCAATATGAAAATTCAGGATCATTCTTATCTAATGAATAAAATGATGCGACCTTATAACCATTAACTTTATTGATGCAATAAATCAATACCCCTTTTGATGTATACTTTGTAAAATACTCGGGATTAGTTTCTTGAGTTGTGCACCATTTAGTATTAGAACCGTATTTTTTTGATGAGGCGTATGTTAATGGTCTTAACAATAACCACTCATCGTCTTCGTGTATCTTAATGATTTGAGTTTCCATTTCTTTCATGTCAACTCTCATTTCGGCAATACTAACAGAAGAAACAATTTCCTCAAATGATTTGTACTTTGTTAAATCATTCTGTGTGATTAAACCTCTTTCATTATATTCACAGAATTTTCTAAAGGTTTTTAAATCTTGTTCATTAAAAAATGTATCTAAAAAACGATGAACCAATAATAATTGAATGTCTGAGAAATTATCCAAAGACTCAACACTAATAAAATCAAATGTTGTACTGATGTGAGTTTTCACTTCTTTGATGTGTCCCTTAATATTTGGGGTACTTTTCATCAATCTAAGTAACGTGTCTGTATACTTAGATTTTGCATCAGGACTAAACAATTCTAAAATAGAAATAATATTTAGATTGTTGTCAGGGTTTAGTTTCAAGTCTTTAATCTTAGACATGTTTTAGTTTTTAATTTATGTAAAAAAATTCAGTTTTTTTATATTTTTTTATATCAACGTCCAATTGATTCCAATTTTTAATTATCTCTTCCGCCTGTTCTTTATTTTGAAATGGGTAATCTCCTGACACCCAAATTTTAAACGGTAATGGAAAATAATTTGTTCTATACCACACTTTTTGTTGCGGTAAATACATTCTAGTACCACCAACAACCCATGATTGAATTCGATACTTCGGTTTTGCGTATAATGTTACCACTCCCAATAACATTACGAATATAATTAACTTTTTCATATTAATAAAATTTTCTCAATACCTCAATAACATCCCACGCATCTTCTAATGCGTTGTGTGTAACAATTCCACTAACCCCCGCACGTTCTTTACACTGTGTTAAATTTGGTAATGACTTATCATTTGTCCAATCAACCATTAAGATTGCTGGATCTAAAACTCTTTGGCGAGTACGGATTAACTTTTGCCACCACGGTAATTCTTGTAAGAATAACTTATCAAATGTTCCAAAGTTTTTACCCGCAACATTCAATGTGATTGGTTTGGTTGCACTATTGATTAATGGTAACCATTTACCATCTTGATGAGTTTTACCGTAATGTCCACTATTCATTAAACCATAACCCAAACCATTTATTTCTAACCAATAGTAAAACTGTTTAACCACGTCATCCGATTCATAGAAACCATAATCAGAATGTGTTTGAAGGTTTTGTCTTGATTCATCATCACCTTCAAGATATTCTCCCATCATCGAAATGATATCTTTGTTCATTGTGAGTGCTCGTGGTGAACCAATGATTTCATTCTGAAGAACAATCGCGTTGAACTTAGGACATTCTTCGTATGGTAACTTCTTTTCCGTATCTTCGATGATTGCACCGATGGATAGTACTTTGTGTTTCTCGTGGTCAAGACCAGATGTCTCGATGTCTATTGATACGTAAATCATAATGAATTCTTTTTTTCGTCGTGCTCTTTTACTAATTCGTTTATCCTACTCTCAATTTTAATCATCAAGGCGGCTTCTAAACTTTTATCTTTCCAATTGGTTTCAAAATAGAATCTTGCCATATTAAATTTCAACTTAATCTGGTGAAGTTCAAACCCCGGTATTAAAATTAATTCTTCCATTACTTTATCTAAGTAATCGGTTACTTCCACAATATTAAATTCCAATCCATACCAACCTTCAGGTATGTACTGTTTATATTTTTCGTTGAATTCGTTTGGGGTCATTAGTATTTGTTTTTATCTGATTTACCTAAATGTGCTCGACCTTTGATTGTTCCGTTAAAGTTGTCCTCTTCAATATTTCTGTCGACAATCAATGAAGTACTATTAAGACTTATCATTTCTTGAAGTGTCTTCTTCGCAATTGACCCAACATACTTTCTTTTGTGTTTGGTGTTGTCAGCACCTAACAACGGTGCCTCAAATTCAACCTCAACTTCCAAACTAATAGTATATTTGAATAACATAAATTATATTTTATAATCCTAAAACTTTTAATTGGTCGATGGTATGTTTTGCATTAACATGATGAATACCAATGCCACCAGCATCTCTCCACCCTTGAATGTTATCCAATCTATCATCAATCAAAACATTTTTGGGTCCGGCGAAATCTTTCTTATGTTTCGCACTTCTCAATATCAAATGAACGCCAGGTAATTCTTTATTGACCCAATCATGTTTGGCAACTCTCGAATCATTTTGTCTAGATGGTGCCGATAAAAGTTCAGGATTATATTTCTCAATATATTTCCACAATCTTTTACCATCTCCCATCCATTCTAAATTAATCCAAAAATCATATCCCGCTTTATTAATTGGGTCCCAAAAGTCCGCATCGGTTCTATGTTCACCATTAAGACTATCTCCCGTTAATTTTTTATAACCTTTATCGAAATCAACCAAGACTCCGTCCATGTCACAATATAGTTTAAACTCACTCATCGTTGTTTATATGTTAATCCGTAAAATTCATAATTTTTTTTAACTGATTCAAGTTCACCAAAATGAATCGCTTCATCTTCGTCTTTGAATATGGCATCTACAGGACATTCTGGAACACATGCTCCGCAATCAATACAGATATCGGGATTAATGTAGAGTTGCAAACCCATTAATTCATCTTTACTCATCACATCAACTTCCCTACCCATACCATCTGTGACAATTGGACCGTTAATACAATCCACAGGACATACTTTAACACACGCGGTGTCACAAGTCGATACACACTTACTACCAATAATATAACTCATATATCAAAGATAACCAAAAAAATCGATATATCCAAAAATATATCAATAAAAAAACCCCACAAAGTGGGGTTTACTAAAAAATATATTTAAACTAATTATTTTACACCTAAAATCTCTCCGGTTTTGGCATTCATTACATAAAATCTACCATCTTCCCCCTTAGCTACACCCAAAACAACACCATTTTCACCTACACCTTCAGTGGTCTCAGATTCAATTGGTTCTTCATTCATTTGTTCGTTTACGATACTGGTAACGATTTTCTCTATATCTGATTGTTTTAATTTAACTATTTTTGACATGTTCCTTTTATATATAAATACTTGTTATTATGATTTCTTCTTATGAATACCTTTCTTTTGGTTCATCTTAGTGGTCTTTTTGGCCATTTTAATTCTATTCTTATTTTTTTTTTCTCTTTTTGTCATGTAAATAAATATAACAAATAAGACAAAAAACCCCGATAAAGATTACAATATCGGGGTTAAAATATTATTGAATGTTTTTAAACATTTGAGGTACAGTTCCGTAGACCGGTAACTTACCGTCCCATTTTTGTACATATTCCAATTGAATAAGTAATGGTGTTAATGTTTGTTGTTTCATCCTATTCGCTTCAGCTTCCGCTTTAGCAGATGTAATCAATGCTTGAGCATTACCTTCAGCAGTTGCCACTTTAATTTTAGCCTGAGCCTCTGCAGTCTTAACTTCATTCTCAGCTCTTAATGCCGCTTGAACCGCATTGTTCTTGGCCTCAATAGACTTCTTAAATGTCTCAGGATAAATCAAATTAGATGTGAACTGATTGATAACAAAACCCTCCTTCAATAATTGTCCGTCCAATAATCTACGAACCTCAATTTCGAATACCGCTCTGTTTGAAATTAATTCGTCGGCAGTATATTTGTTAGTGGCTAAACGGAACGCATCATATACCGCGGTCTTTAAAAATCCTTCTTCAATATCTTCTAACGGTCTACGATACTTACTAAAGATTGCAGGTACTTTATCTCTTTGAACTGAATAGTTCATAATAGGTGAAACGGAGAACTCCGATCCATCTTTACTATTCACAATAAACGAATTTTCACCTTTGTATTCTTTGTGTTGAATGAATGTAGGAAACTCATATACTGCCGTTGTAATTGGGTTGTAGAATACCATACCGGTTACCGCAACAACATCATCAACACCTTTATTGTCACCATACTGATTTACTTTGATCCCAACATGTCCCGCATCAATTCTCTCACACGAGAAGAATAAAAATGTTAATGTAAAAAATAATCCAACTCCGATTAAAATGTTTCTCATAATTTTTTTTAGTTTTAATTTTGCTTTTAATTGTTCTTCATCACGCTCTTTCATTTGGCGAGCATACCTTTCTTCAAACGATTCGAATGCCATATTATTTTGTTTTCTTTCTTGTTTTTACAAATGGTTCTTCACTTTTAACACCGTCAAATTGTTTTGGATTTCTTTTCTTCTTAACAATTTTATCTTTTGGGGTATAATCGTATTCTGTTTCTCCCGGTGGAATTGGTTCATTTTTATCTAATATAAATTTAAATAAATCTTCCCATTGTATAAAATGATAAACAAATAATACTGAGAATATACCAATCAATGCTGCCAAAATATTAGTGTACGAGTCTGCCGTGGTTAGTCCTGGAAATACAATATATTCGAAAACGATTCCGATTCCAAATAATACTCCCACAACTGCCAAGACACTCTTGTGAAATACTTTTTTTAATGTTTCTTTCATATGTTTAATTTTAAATTTCCACGTAAATTGGTGTTTGTTCCCCAACATAAGTCCCTAAAACATTATGGTCCAAAAAATCCATAGCCTCTTCAAATGTCATCTTATCTCTTTCAACTAAAATTGTTCTCATTTTATTAATGTCATAGACCAATCTCATTTTAAGTGCCTCCACACCTATTACCGCCTCATCGAACCCATCGACCATCAGTAATTCTTCATCTTGATAAACCTCAAGTATCTCTAATAATGTCATAATAAAATATAAGAAAAAAAAATAGAATTAAAAAATTATCCTACAACATTTTTCATTCCATCAACATGATGATCATCTTGTCCGAGTTCAGAACCGATTGGTTGTTTCTTCATTGGGTTCATTATTTCCCTATGTAAATCATAAGGTCTGAATTCAGGATGTCCGTCCATACCAACATCCATTCTTCTATATGAAATCTTTCTTTCATTAGGTAAGTGTGAATGTCCATGAAGATGTATACGACCCTTTGCGAGACCATTCCACGATAGTATTGGAAAGTGCATACATTCCATTGTTTCACCCATATAGTTCAATTGTAGGAACCACTGTGTCGATGTGAATAGTCTTTGTACATTCTCTCTGTTATTAACAATATGATGGTCGTGATTACCATATATTAAATGGATTTCTTTACACCAAATTCTATTACGTAATTCCTCAATACTTTCAAATCCACCGAATGACCAGTCACCGAAGTGTATCAACACATCATCTTGACCAACAACCTCATTGATGTTGTTTACAATTGATGCGTTCATCTTATCTAATGTTTCAAACGGTCGTGTTTGTTTCTCAGGTATATCACCATTAGGTAATCTCCAATTAGTTACACCTCTACATATGTTGGTGTGGTTGTAATGTGTGTCCGAAGTCACCCATACTTTTCTATCGTTTGATATCTTTAACATATTAGCAAAAATCGTCTGATGATGAAACTCTTAGTCCATCTACAATTCTATCATCATATTCTGGTTTATCGAAGAATGAACCTGCACCTTTTTGACGTTGTTGAATTCGATATATTTCATTGACAACTAATCCATTAGGTTCTCCCCAATTAAGTGCCATGACTATAAATTCGTTAACATCCTGTTCCTCACCATATTCGTCAACAACTCTACCTGAACGAATAAAATCTAATAGACTTTCTTTATCGTGATAGTACTTGTCCTTATGAAAATTCCAACAGAATTTCCAACCTGAACTTCTTTTACCTAAATGTATGCTAGTATCTTCCAAAAACATTTCCCAAGGTGAGAACCATTCCCAATCTTTTCTTGGACTAATGAATCTAAACCCACCCTCAATATTTGCCGGTGTGAGTTCAAGGTTATTTACAAACTCAATTAAGGTTCGTTTACGAGTCTCCATTTCTTCGTGTGTTGGTACTCTGTAGTAGTTAGTGCTCATAGTTTAGTTAGTTACACATCAAAGATAGATATTATTTTTGATATCACAAAATATTCCAACAAAAAACCCCTAAATTTCTTTAGGGGTTTATCAAAACACGTACGTGTGTTAATATTAATTTTGAGTACCTACTTTCTTAGTGATATCGTATTTTTTAACGTTTGCTAGTTTTAATGTTTCGATTGGTTTCAATTCCATAATCTTACCTTTCAATTCGTCTAACGCTTCGATTAATCCAGATTTAATTGGGAAACTATCCATTACTGTACGTTCTTCATTAAATTCTTCGCCTCCCTCTAACGGTACTCTTTTTGTGATTGTGAATTCTTTGTCTAAATCTAAACCACCCGGAAGGTATCTATCTTCTTTTAATTTTCTACCAAATTTAGTGGTAAACTTAACTGTCCACACATATTCTTCATTAGTTAGAACCCCATTTATTTTAAAGTCAGTTCTAACCGTAACATCTAAATTTGCCTCATCAAAACCATACGCATCCAACATATATGCCGGCGTTTTACCAGCGTACTGTTTTGAATTTTTTCTTGTTTCTTCCCAACGTTGGTAGTTTTTATTAAATTGACGAGCTAAGTGATATGACTTAAATTCTTCGGGTGTTTCCTTACCTGTGATTCTTGAGGTAACGAATTTTAAAAATTGTTGTGATGATTCATATGAATTGAATGTGTGCGTTGCGTATTCAATTCTATTATTATTTACTTTACCGTATCTATCTAAATGTTTTCTATCTCTTGCTCTAACTTCAGGAATACTTAATTTAGATAGTTTTTCTGACATCTCAGGAGACGCCATATACTCTTCAACCAATGAATTTAACTCTCTTTTGATTTTAGTTTCTGACGGCATTTTATTACCTGTCGGTACATATTGTGCACCTGTCTTTATACTTCTTGGTTGACATTTGGTTCTGTTTCCATCTTGAAGACAAACCCTATCTTGTCCTATTTTGTTTGCAATACTGTCTAAAAATTCTCTATTGGCTTCTGTAAAAACATCAAGTTCTTGTCCTTCTAAAAAGAAATAAGCCTTTTCTTCCCCCTCAACTTGATTAGGATTCACATACCATCCGTCAGGAATATCTGTATCATTATCGTCTTTGAAAATGGGAACGAATTTACGTATTCTACCACCACTGTCTTGGGTTCCTTTAGCTTTATATGCTAATTCATCCATCTCCATATTGGATTCGGTGATTAGATTAAGTAAGTCTTTCTTTAATATTTGTTTCATTTTTATAAATACTCTATTTTATCTTATGATTATGCTAAATTGGATACTTTTGGATTTGATCCTGAGTTATAACCAGACACCACTTTAGCAACTAAATCACCGGTGCCCCATGTTTTTAAGGATTCACATCTTGAGATATTGTCTGCCCCGATATTATCTCTTAATCCTTTTAAAATACATTCATAACGACCATTTTTAAGTGTTTTAACCGTGGCAACCATACCGTCTTCTAAAGTGGCGTAATTTCTAACCCCTGCCTTATTAAAAACTGTTGAGTTAGGTAAATCCCAAGTTGTATTAAATGGATTAAATTTACCGGCCTTACCCTCAGCCTGTCTCCAAGCGTATAAGAATTTCATGTTTTCATCTGAGATTGGTGCCCCTAAATTTTCTAATAACTTCATATAAAAGTTTTTATCATTTAGATTACCAACTTTAATTGTGTCAACATATTTTTGTAAATCTTCAGATGTAACACCTTTATTTTGTAGTTTATCGATTAAAACTTTAACCATTGCAGGTGAAATAACTTCACCACTCTCACCACCACTCGATTTAGAAAAATCATAATCACCAACTTCTTTACCTATAAAGTTCATTGGGTTTACCAATTTACCATCTTTTTTTAATTCAAAATGTAAATGTGCCCCTGTTGAATTACCTCTTCCATTATCCCCTTTCGCACCACCTGTTAAACCCACAACTTCACCTTGTTTAACACTTTGTCCCTTTGAAACATTTATGGTTTTACAATGGCAATACCTACTAACGAAACCATCAGCATGTTGTATCTGTATTGTTCCACCACATCGATTACTTCTTATTTCAGCATCTAATATTGTTCCGTCAGCGGGTGACTTTATTGGTGTTCCTGAACTTGCTTTTAAATCTACACCCGGATGCGTTTCATAACTTCTTTTTTCTCCAAAATTGGACGACGATCCCTGTATTGGAATTGGTGCTTCTAAGTACGCCTCATTAATCGAATCGACATTATCATTTACTTGATTATCTGATTTGAATTTCACAACAGCACGTGCCGTTTCAGGTCCAAATTTACCGTCAACACCAAATTTAGGTAACTCATATCCTAATATGATAAGTCCCATTTGAACGGTTTCAACATCCTTTTGATATGTCATTGACCCATATTTTTGTTGAAATATTGGGTAATCAATATCGTTTAAAGTTGCGTAAAATTCGTCAACATCACTTGAAGCGTAATCTGCCTTTTTAGGTTCATCTATTTTTGGTAATTTGTCTCTGTCAATACCGATGGTTTTGAATATCTTATCTATGATATTTTCTTCAGTAACAACTTGTTTACCATATGTAATAGTATGTATTCTTTCTAACTCTTCTCTAAGTGACTTTTTCATATTAATATAAATATCAAGATATTTTGGTTTTTAACCATTCCCAATCTGATTTTTATCGTTTTCATCAAATATACCAAATAGGTCATCTCCCTTGTAATCAGGATGATTTTTTTGCATGTAGTCGATACCCACAACCCATCTCCAAGAAATAAACCCAATGATGATAATCATTAAACCAAAAATAATTACATATTCCATTATAATAAATATTTTAAAATTTTCTCTTTAATTCCTGTTTGTTTAATACCCTCAATACTCTTTGGTGTTAATACAAAGTTAGTTAATCCCCAATCCATTTCCATCTCCCCCCAACTTTCATGTGTTTGTGGAATACCCATATTCAGGTCGTCCACCGCAACCCAATGAGTTATTTCAGGATGGTCTTGTAGATATTGATTAATTTCGATTGAACGTTCTTGTTCTAATTCCCATCTTGGTGACCATACAAAATTTTGGGGTACGTCACTATCAATTAGTTTCTTTGTGAATGCTATGGGTTTCTTTTTGATTCCTTGTGACTCATAGTATTCACCCATCTCCTCAACGGTGGCCCATCTTTTCCAATCAGATGAGACAACGATTTCAGCATCGGTTTCTTCCAATATTTCATTTAGTATTCCGATTGCTTTCTTATTAAAATTGTCAAAGCGTGCGTTGACCGGTAAAGATTCTACCGATTGACTTAACTTACGTCCGGCTTTTTGTTGTTTTTTGTATCTACCACCCCATTCCGTTGATAAACAAATCACCCCATCGTGGTCAAGAAATATTACTTTCATTTTTTCTTAGTTTAACAATTAATCTAAAGGTATTGAAAATACCCAATAACATAAAGATTTGAACTATCCAAAACGGTAAGTTTTGTAGTTCGTGTAACATCCAAAAAACATTCATGAATACCCACGATGTCAATGTTAAGTTAATATCTCTATTATTTTTTTCTGTAATTAAAAGATAAATTGTTAAAATAGAAGTCGGAATTACCATTAGAGTTGCTAACCAAGTAAACTTCAGACACCAAAACATATCCTTTAATAGCCACGAAGTTACGTGCAATTCTTGTATATTCCAATTTTTTTTAAGAATTTTCATCGATATATTGCAATTGTGGGGACCAAATACCTTCGGATATTACCGTTGGTTTATCGTTTCTATCAATCATTACCCACTCCACATTAATAATACCCCAAGGTTCAAATTGTTCTAACACATCTGACAATGAGAAACATTTACAACTATAAATGTCAAATTGAGCCATTGCTGGTTGGGTTTGGTCCCAAATATGTATTGATGAGTGTGATGTTGCGAGTGTTACAGTACCTGTTAATCCTTCATTACCGGGATAATCCACGTAAACACTTGTCGGACCACCGACTACTTCCATTTTAACTTTATGAACTAAATCAACAAACCATTTGTTGAGAACCTCCACCTCTTTCGGTGGGTTTGTAATCCAAATCTTCATCAAAAGATGTTGGTGATACGGTACGAATTCTTCTTGCATTAATATGTTTTTACTATAACATATATATCACGAAAATTGTATTTTTCTACGTTAGATTTTATTTAATTAACCAAGATGAAGATTGTATTTTATCTCCCAAACCGTCAATTAATTTTATACCTAACCAATCACATACTTGTCTCTCGGGAATTGTATCGTTTACTTGGTCACCGCCATTTGCAAAGAATAGTTCGTCCGATGGGTCCTCCAAAGAATGGATCATACCAATTGTTTGACAAACAGTTCTATCCGTATCAATAGATAAAAATACTCGGTCAACCATTTTTAGATTTTGAATTATGAAAATTCTCTCATTTTCATCTTGGAACTCTTTACTACCCTTTAATTCCCTCTGTTTGTCATTATTAACAATCACATATAGTTTGTCACCATTCTCCTTGGACTTATTGAAATACTCAATGTGTCCCTTATGAAGAGGGTTAAAATATCCACTTACAATAACAATTTTCATATGTTAATTATTTTGTAAGTCCATAATAAACTCCAGCTGCAATTGTGTACATAAAAATAGACGTCCAAATTAATAGAAAGGTTCCTAAACTAACCATCACAATAAATAAGAATACCCTAATTATTTTTTCAAAAATATTTTCCATATCGTTTTAAATTATTTTGTAAACTTACAAAAATTTTTAATAAATTCTTTTTCGTACTTTTTAAGTTCTTTTGTATCTAATCCATTATATAAACCAGTCGACATAAAGGCATTAATTTCATCATCAATAATCTTTTTATCGTTCACATATCCCATCTTGATTAGTTTCTTTTTTAACTTCTCGTAATGAGTTGGTTTGATTTTTTTTATAAGTTTAGTGACCGATTTTTTATACTCACTGTTAGTAAAATATATTCCGTGAGCAATCTCGTGATCCATTGTCTCTAAGTCTTTACTACTTGCACCAATCAAATACCAATCAGTTTGTCTACCATCGTTCTTTTCCATTACATCATTTGTACAATACCAATAGATGTCGTTCATAATTGAATCATATTCGGTATCTTTACAAAATATGTGATGAGCTTGTTGTAACATATTACTCGGTATGTTATAACCTGCCCAATCATCCGGATAAGTAAACGTTCTTTTTTTCCAAGAGTTTTTATAGAATCTCATGTACTCCATCCATGTAAATGGTTTACCTCTAAATTTTTTGTATGGAGATTCGTAGAATTCTTGGTATCGACAGAATAACATTGCCCTATCGTAATCATCATCTACCGTTACACAATATATTCTTGGTTTAATTTCTTTTACAACACCCTTAACTAGTGGATGATTGATTTTCATTTGTAATCATTTTATATAATTTATCGGCCACTATTTGATTCGCCGTTACACCCATGTGTTCATCTCCCGATAACCCATTTGTTTCATGTTTAATTAATAACTTTTCTTCTTCCGCCCATTGACCCATAGGTCTTTCAAATCTATCACTAAACCAAACAAAATTATAATTTAAATTAACTTTCTTTCTCTTCAAGAAGTAATCTAAATCACCACTATCCATAATAATATGTTCAACATCATTTAACTTTAAAAAAGAAACCAACCCAACTAAATTCGCCATCCACTTATCCCTCTCAAAATAATAATCAACAAAACTATTAAAGTAAGTTGTGGCGTCTTTATGTATTTTATGAGTGTCCTTTTTATTGTTACCACATGCAACATCTGTCTCATCATCGGGAGATAAAATATTACCAACCGTCATATTAATTGTTCTACCTAAATCAATAGAATTTAATTCCTCCCTCCAACCCGGTGGAACTTCTAATATCACCAATGTTTCTTTTATTGTTGGGTAATTCTCTAAAAGATAGTCATATGTTTTTCTCAACATACGAGTAACAGACCCACCAGGTGCTCCCTCGTTTATAATCTCGACATTTAACTTTTTTGCGAGTATATTTGGGTACGCAAAATCTAAATGATTATTGATATCAATATTGTGTTGTTCTTTGTAAATTTTCTTAACATCTTCCCATATGAATCCGGCACCAATACATTGACTTCCGCCACAAACATATATCTTTTTTATGTCTCTCATAAACAACTTTTTAAAATCTCCCTACAAAGTTCTTCAGGTATCTTACTTCTTTCGTATGCATTTGCTCGACCTTGTGTTCCAGTTCTACTACCTCTTGGTGCAGCAACATGACAAGGATCTCCATTCTTACACATTGGTTTTGGGGTCCACACATCACTGTTAGTCCATATGTCAGTTGGTTTCATCCGTTCATCACCGTATTGACAATAGGTAACAGAATTCTTTTTCAATCCTTTAACCACGTCTAATTTACGAAGAACTCCACGTGGATTTTCCATAAACCAATATGTTGGTTGAAAGTGATTAATAATTTCTAATGTTTTCTTAACTAATTCAATACCCAATTTTGCGGTTTCTGTTTTAGGTATGTAAGCACCTTTACCACCAGCCCAATGATGACCAATTGCGGCAACACTGAAACCAGTACAGGGAGGTGAGGCCCAAATTACATCGGGTTGAAACGGAACTTTAGATACATCAAAATCTAATATACTAATTGGGTAATGAATACCTTCAAATTCAATTAAATCGGATGAAAACACTTCCATTCCTAATTCCTCGGCAATCTTTCCCACTGAACGACTACCCGCAAATAATTCTAATACTTTCATTAACGTATGTATTTGAATTTGTTTGCCAAGTTATTGATAAAGTTTTCTTCTTCGATGGATAATAAATCTCTACACTTTGCAAGACGTTCTAAACTTTCCCAAAATGTTTGATCGTTAATGTTTGGTCTACGAACTCCGTTGTTACCGTTCTTACTATCTTGGTCTGGTTGAATGTAACCGTCTTCGATTAATATTTCAACTAATCGGTCTTTTTCTCTTTTACTACAAGAGTCAATAAACTCACTTGGGTCGATGTCTACTTCTGCTGTAAATTCTGGCATAATTGTATGTTTTATTGTTTAATAAAATATACAAAATAAAATTGAAAATAAAAAATTAAAGAGAAAAACTTTCTCCACATCCACAAGTACGTGATGCGTTTGGGTTCACCCAGTGAAAACCCTTTCCGTTTAGACCATCGGAATATTCTAATTGTGTACCGTAAAGATATAGGACCGATTTTTTATCAACAACAACTTTCATTGTTGTTAAATCAATAACTTCATCCATGTCAGTGGTGGTGTCGTCAAAATCCATTACATACGATAACCCACTACATCCTCCACCTTTAACCCCTACGCGCAAAAAATGAGTGTCAGGTGTTAACCCATCACTCATCATTAATTGTGTTAAATGTTTTAATGCTCCTTCAGATATTGTAATCATAGTTATAAATATTACAATATCAAATCATCTAAGTCAATACTATGGTCAGATATTATTTCATGTATCTTTTCAAATACCATTTCGAGAGCATCGTACTTATCTATCTCCTTACCTTCCATTGACCACTCCAAACCCTTCTTAGTATTATGTGTTATTTCCCACAAAGCTAATGCCATATCGAGAGATTTAACGGCCCTTTTATGTGCATATGAGTCGTCTATGTCACTTAAATCATATTCTATTTTCGCCTTCGCCATAAGTCACTTAGTTTTTTAGTCGGTCTTTTAGTTTTAAGTTTACCATTTTCGGTTTCTTCCATTAATGGTGCCCTCCAAATTTCGTAAGTAATCCACAAGAATATTGTGATAAATAATACTCCTAATATTTTCATATGTATTTTTATTTTGTGAAATATTCTGTTTTCCAAAACTGCCACCATTTCTTTTTTTGAACTGGCTTACATTCTGAAAATGGATTATTTCCAAATGAAACTGAGTTTGAATATTTTGCTGTTAATACATTTAAAAATACCTCGTGATATTTTTTTGGTATCTCATCAAAATCTGCACTTATATTAACATTTAAATGCTTTGGACCATCCTCTGTATAAACTGTAAATTGTTCGTTCATACTAATAATAGTGCTTGCTTTTATATTTAAGTATTTTGTTCCACCTAAATTTAAATCACCACTAATATGTTTTTTAAATTCCTCATCTGACATATTTTATTCTGTTTCGTGATTTATAAAATTTTCATACTCCAATTGAAGTTCGGGATGTTTTTCGAAGAAATAATCTCTTGTCAATTCATGTCTCCCCAATTCAACCTTAATGATAAATAATTCATCATGTAAACTATCAGACACATAAGTTAAAGTGTCGATTTTGTTTTTTTGTTCTTTTACGGTTACCATACTATTACTCCACATTACGGTTAACCATATCGATGTTAAAATTGAAATTATGAAGGCGGTTTTTAATCTAGTTTCAGTTGACATTAGACTAAATTTTTAATGTCTAATAATGTTTTTTCAACATCTTGTTCTGATAAATAACCAAGAACATCATCGGTAATTGGTGTGTCGTATGTGATTCCACCGTCTTTACCAAAGACTGCTAATTCATATAATCCCTTTGAACCACCATAAGTGTGTGGTCCTTGTACAATACTCGCCCCGTATCCATTTGAGAATTGAACAATACACTGTTGTCCCATTCCTGCCGGATGTGGTTGAAAGTTCAGTTCTTCGAACACTACTGTGTTGAGATTGTTTGTTGGTCTTTCTGTTGTTTTCATGTTAAAATATTTCTTCAGCAATACCTAAGACTTCTGCCAGTCCGAACAGTGTTGCTGCAATTTTTACATCACCTTGAAAAAGAAAAAAACAGGCACCGAATCTGATGCCTGATTTTACAATGCTTATCCAAAAATGACTATTTGATTTTGATTCTTTAGGTTCCATAATCTAATATAGTTATTTTTTTCGAGATTTCAAAACTTTTTGTGATTCAATATAATTGTCAATGAAGTTGATTCGTTGACCAATCCAATACATTACGTTAACAGTCATTGAATTACCAATTGCACCTTTAATGCTTGAATATGATGGTTTCTTACCATCAATTTCAAAGTCTAAATAACCGTCAGGAAATCCTTGAAGTCTTTCAAGTTCTCTTTCAGTAAAGATACGAATTGATTCATTGTCAACCCAATAGTTTGATGTTGATACTTTACCAAACCCGTCGACTAATGTCCGTGCATATGACTTAGTTACTGTACCTGCGAGTTTAATGTGTCCAAGAATATTTTGGGTGTACTCATCCCTCTTGATTTTATTCTTTTCTTTAACGCTTTCAAAACATCCTTCTTCAAATAATACTGAGAATGGGACTTTCCAATTTTTTCCACGATATCCGACAATGATGATTCTTTTGCGTCGTTGGGGAACTCCGAAGTATTGGCTGTCGAAAACCCGATAAGCGATTGAGTACTCTTCTCCTTGGACGATTCCTTGTTTGTCAAGGTCTTGGACTTGGAAGTTAGTACCTGTGAAAGAGGAGATGATTTCACACAACGCTCTTCTGTGTTTTTTCTTAAAAACGCCTTCGACATTTTCCCAAACGAACCATCTTGGTCGTTTGTCTTTAAGAACTTCTCCATACTTAAGGGAGAGTTGACCACGGATATCATCCATTCCTTTGTTGAGTCCTGCATCGGAAAAAGATTGACAAGGCGTTCCTCCGACCAATACGTCGCAGTTGAGGTTTTTGTAGGTTTCATAATCGTTTAGTTTAGTTAAATCAGAAAATAATGGGACGTTAGGATAGTGATGTGACAATACTTTTTGAGGGAAAGAGGCGTAGTCACATAAACCCACACACTCCCAACCTAATGGTGACCAAGCTACCGTGGCAGCCTCAATCCCACTACATACCGAGAAATACTTCATTTGTTATTTAGTTTAGTAGTTTAAGAACAAGACAAATTTAAAAAGTATTTCTTGAAATGCCAAAAAAAATTAAAATATTTTTTTTGATTGATTATCAATGACTTATAAAGTCGTATTTTTCTTTTTTCCACTCCATGTTTGTGTACTTACTAAATCTATCACTTAAGACATCTGTGGCGTTGTTAAATACAGGTAAAACGGCAGTGTTTGCCTTCCCATAGGATTGTACCAATTTACCTTTTCTGTACTGTAAATTGATTCTTTTTCTTTTATATTGTAGAGCAACAAATATATATAACGATCCATGTTGAAATTGTTTCGACATACAATTTTTCATATTATATCCTTCTAATCTAAACTCATCCTCGTTTACTAAAACTTTAGGTTTAAAGACATCGTTACCAATTTTTATTTCCTGTTCGATATCGTTTATAAATTCTACCGGTAAATCGTACTTTACTTTATAACCACGTGCAAAATGAAATTTAATTCCTGACCACGATTCCATATGGTTTTCAAACTCACTGTCTGTTTTTGCTTTAAATTTTAATACAACTCCTTTTGATTCTAACAAATCACGGATGACAAAAAGTTTATTAAGTGAATAAACTAATGAGTCTGTCTTAATTGATTCTGTCTCCCAATTATTGATAATCTTTACCATACAACTTTTTTCCGAATCATTTTTTAACTCGTGTATTTTGTTATTTGGTGGTATATCATAACAATGAAGTTCCCAATCAATTTTTTTAAGATATTCAATATGATGTTCACCAAATAATTTACACAAATAATTTAATGATGCTAAATGTATTGGTCTTTCTAAAGTTTTATTAAGAGAACTTATTAAGAATTTTGATTTGATTCCATATGAATCTAAAACAGATGGTAGAAATTTGTTATCGTTTTTTAATAACCACTTCTTCTTTGGGTAATCATTTTGTATATCAAAGTACACATTGTTATGGCCCTTAATTCCTTTAACGTTTAAATGAAAATCAACTAACATGTCATATAAAAAGTTGACCTGGTATTCCCCTTTCAACATTTTATTTTTTGTGTAGTCGGAATTAAATTTATGTTTTATCTTTTCACATATGATGTTTAAAATCTGTTCAGTACATCTTGTGTACTTAACACCCCAATAACCGATTCGTTTTTCCCCTCTTTCAAAACCATTTTCCGTTAAATCTAATAGTAACCTAAAATCGTTTTTTTTAATTCTTGTTGAGTTTCTGAACATCTTATCGTCGGTAAGATTTTCATTTATTATCTTATAGGTGACTTGTAAATCACCATTATTAATATCGATATCTAACACATGTTCAAACGTTACGTTTTTGTTTGAACCATATCTTTGATAATTAAAATGATAAAGACTGGTGTAGATTAATTTATTATCGTCCCCGAATAATTTTAAATCACAAATTGACTTAGAATTACTTTTGGTTTCTTTTTTTTCTTGGTAGTGTTTAAACAATAAATCCATATAAAAATATATATGGATTCGTTGATATTGTGAAGTTTAAACAGGCAGTAGATACCTATTGACTTCTCCCATAACATCGGTTAACATTCTCGGTTCTCTTTGTGTTGATTTAACCTCTACCCCATTTATTTTAATCGGAACTTTTTGTTTACTTATTGAATTTAATAATCCCAATCTAGCGTGATTCTTTGTTTTCTTTGTTAACTCAATAACCGCCATTGCCATATCTTCTGGTGGTTGATTATTACAAAAATGTCTTGATTGTATTAGTGAACCAGTTTGACAATCGAATTCACATGTAACTCTATCTGACTTATCTTCAGTTCTAATTGATATGATAATTGACTTATCTTTATCAGAATATGAGGCAACACAATGATGCATGAAACTCCCTTCTTCACTATAGTCCTCTTCTCGTTTTAAGATGTAAGGAAAAAATGTTATATCTCCGTGATTCCCATCCCCCAAATCAATCTTTAAATCTATCGGTTTTTCAATATCATTAACCATCTTATCTGAAAAAACATATTCAATAACATAACCCTTTTTAATCATCGATATCATTTTAGATAATTCACTATGTTCACTTCTAAAATCATCGTATGTTTTTGCTTTCATATGTAAATCAGGTATAAATTCACGTAACCTATCAATCATCTTAAAGTGATCTTCTAAATCATTTAAAAAATTATAATTAAGTAAGGTTTCTGTTTTACCTAATAACCTTTGGAACCCTCTAACCGAAACATCTAAATTATTTATAATTTTAACAATATTTTCTTTTTCGGAATTTAATATATTGAACTTATTTTTTTTCAATTCTTGAGCAAATTTAAAATTGGGGTATCCGTAACTAATTGAACTTTCATAAGTTGAATTTTTAAAGTGTTCTAAATTAATACTACCGATGTACTTAGAGTGATTATCACCAAATAAATAACATAATCTAGCCAATGAGTGTATGTCCAATTTTTTACTTTCGTGCATTATTTTAATTGTGATTTTAGATTTGATTTGAAACATATCTAAAATTGATGCAATTAGTTTTCTTTCATTTTTCTTTAAAAACTTTTCTGTTGGGTAATATTTTTTAATCCAATAATCATAATCATTCGAAACTTTGATTTTCTTTAATTCAACAAAACGTTGTAACATTAATTGTACGAACCATGTACCATTAAAACTAAAATTCTGATTTAGGTTGAATACCTTATCTATTTCAAAAATAAAATCCGTATTATTAAATGTCTCATTATATTCATTTAGCAGAACCGAATCGTCACTCAATGATTTTCTCATACTTAAAATTCCGCCGTCTTTGAATTGCGTTTCAAAAAAATTGAAGTTGTTGATTCTAAATGTCTTGGTTGTTTTCCTCCCACTTTTATTCATACTAAGTGTGGTAAAGTTACCATTATTTGTATTGAACGTTACTGACTCCACACTTGTCGATTTCCTAAAGTAAATGTTATTAAATGCTCTGTGACTATTGTGACGATAAACTTTAATTGTTACTTTATCTCCGTGTCTCCTGATAGAACGTTCAATTGTATTAACGGTAATTTCGCTAAACGGATTACCATAGTGTTTTTTAATGTGTCTATCGTCTCTGGTTTCAAAATTTCTAATTGCGTAGTTTATTATGGAACGTTCGTTTACACCAGGTTTAGCGTAGAAAAATTTTGTTTTTCTTTTTCCCACCTTTTCGGGGAATTCCGTTGTTCTACCGACCGTTGGTCTCCTTAAATCATCTATAGTGAACTTCATGAGTCTCACGGTACTTTCAAACACATCATCATCACCATCAAGTGAGTCTAAATCAACCCCCATCGAACTTAATGATTTTTCCTTATCGATTAGCTTACAATAATCCTTGAAAACCGTTATTGTTGCGTAGGTGAATTTTTGGGTTATAATCTCCTCCATTTTCGTAAGTTTAGTGTACAAATATACAAAAAATATTTAAGAAATACTTATTGATACTAAATTATTAAAATTATGGCAAAAGCAAAGGGAAGTTCTTCAGCAATGAAGGTATCATTTGGTAAAAAAACAACGGGTAAAGCTCGTAAATCTTACGGTCCTAAGGACCAAAAACCAAAGAAATACAAGGGTCAGGGTCGTTAATCTAAACGACCTGCACCTTTAAAATTGTGACTATAACGGGGTTCAGATAAACTACTTATTTTAACCCCCTCCTGTTTATTTGCGGCATGTGCAAAGGTATCATCTCCCAAATACAATCCACAGTGCCAACCAGTCGGACTCTGTCTACTTCTAAAGAATACAATGTCACCTATCTTTAAACTATCTCGTTTAATTCTGGTGGTTTGTTTCCACTGTTCGGCACAATTATTACCCAATTTTAGACCATACACTTCCCAATATAATTTCTTGGTGAACTGAGAACAATCAATACCCTTTTTGGTACTTCCACCTAACTTATACTTAACACCATACCAACTCATCACAAATGAGGATAATGGGGTTAATTTATTGGTATCATTTTTAGAATAATTAACGTAGTCATTAAATTGATTTTGACTAAACGCTGAAATTGTTAGTAGTGATAAAACAATTATTAATATTATAATTTCTTTTAATTTTTCTTTCATAACTTAATTACTTAATGGTGCCTTTATTACCGGATGTGATTCGTAACCATCTATAATAAATTGATGTGGTTGTGAATTTTGTATATGGTGTTCGAATGTGTCCACATGATGTTCAAAATGTGCCAATTGTATTGGACCGAATTTTAACACCGGTAAGTTCTTATATGGTTCTCTTTTGATTTGTTCTTTAGCTTGTTCAATGTGATTGGAGTATAGATGAACGTCTCCCAAATTACCAATTAAATCTTCTGGTATCATATTAACTTCATTAGCAAGTATCTCTAACAATAAACCATATGAAGCAATGTTGAATGGTAATCCTAAGAATGTGTCGACAGATCTTTGACTCCACATCAATGATATTGCTCGTTTAGGTATTTTATATGATTCTAACTCTTCACTTAACCCACCACCAAATGGAACAATGTCATCAACCATTAATTGGAACTTTTCTTCTCCCACTTTTTTCTTTAATAAAATCCACATCTCTTCACCTGTTAATTTTCTAGTATACACTTGAAACCCATAATGACAAGGTGGAAGTACCATATGGTCCAACTCACCCACATTCCAAGCACTTACCATCAATCGTCTTGAGTCTGGGTTTGTTTTAAGTTCATCAATTAGATTTTGAATTTGGTCAAAACCATTCCAATCTCTCCATTGTTTACCATAAATAAGTCCTAAATCCCCCCACTCCTTTGCAAACTCATTATCCGTTTTTATTTTCCCAATAAAATCTTCTTTTGATAAGTTATAACGCGGATGATTGTTCATGGCCTTATTTAAGGCGATTTCTATTTTGGTTATATTTTGATAACTCTTATACGCATCACCATCCCAAATGTGACAATTGTTATCTACGAGATATTTGATGTTGGTGTCTCCTTTAAGAAACCATAACAACTCCGTTACCATTGTATTCCACGCAATTTTCTTTGTGGTTAGTAATGGAAACCCTTGTGACATCTTATGTTTAATTTGTCTACCAAATACTGAAATGGTTCCAGTACCTGTTCTGTCCGTTTTTACGACTCCATTATCTAAAATATCTTGTAATAAATCTTGATATCTTTTATCTAATCTATTCATGTTTACCATTTTGGCGTCTCCAACCTTTTTATATTATCTTGTTCGTCTTTTCTGCTGAAATTTTCTTTATGAGATAAAATTCTGTGGAACTCTCTATATGCTTGTGGTTGATAGTTCTTTAAATGGTCAACTCCATATTCATATTCAAATAAAATATCTTCATATCTTCTCTCTTTGGAATCAAACCCATCTGATTGCATTTTCAAATCCATTTGTAATTCAATAATTACGTTTTGTAACGAATCTTCCTTACATATGTTTGTTGTCACAACGGGTATGGGTTTATCATTAAAATACGTTAATGAAACAAACACACCGATGAGTGCCCCAATTATTAATCCAATTATTAATACACCTCCATTATTATTTTCCATATCCTTGTTGTATTTGTATTCCTATCATATACGTTAACCATCTAATTGTTAATCCCCAAGATGGTGATGTTACACCTGTCTCAAGAAACTCCGTTTTATTATAAAAGAAAACAATTGTTGGAATTAAAAACCAATGATGTTTTTTCTTGTAAATAAAAAAGTCTTTGTAATATTTCTTTTTCATTTTATTTATTTTTTTATAATATAACAACCTGGTGGTAAACCCGAGTCATCATTTGTATACCTTAAATTAATATCTAATTGTTGATTGGTTACGGGATGGTTTAAGAATTCAGGTATATCTCTTTGTTTAAAAAATACTCTAATCGCATCTAAGGATTCATATAGACCAGAATCGTCAAATATAATATATCCACCTGGTTGTACCTTATCATATAATTCTTCTAAAGTTTCTAGTGTGGCGGAAAATGCGTCCACATCTATCCTTAATAAGGATACTTTTTCTATTCCAGATGTCGGTAGAGTATCTTTAACAAATCCTTTTAAAAATTTAATTCGTTTGTCATCACCTAATCCATATGATTTAAAGTGTGATTGAACTTCTTCTAAACTAATGGCTATCGGACCAACAGAATTGTGTGTGTAATGATTTGTGTGTCTTTCCCTATCATAACTATGTTTAGCAATTTCAATAGGTTGGAACCCTTCATATGAATCACATACCCAAATATTTTTATCCTGAAAAACATAACTTAAAAATATTGAAAATCCACCCCTCCAAACACCACACTCTACTATATCTCCATCTACTTTGGATATTTCAGAATGATGGTTGAATATCGTTTTAAATTCATCGGGGCGAACCATCGTAATTTTATTATCAATTAGATGTTGAACTAAGTCGTCGTAACTTGTAATTGTATCCATCTTATTTATTCTTTTTAGGTTTTCTAATGTAATCCAATACAATGTTAAATGACCCTAAACTGATTGCTCCCCAACCAAAATACTTTACCAATTCGGGGTCGGCTCCTTTAAGACCGTACCTCTGAACTAATATCCCCGTTAGTATCATCATTATGTATACTATCTCCCTGATTTTTATTTGCATAATCTTTTAATTTTTTTAAACATTTATAAATAAAATACGTTTCTTGCACCGAATATAAATTATTATGGTGACCATATTCAATAGCCTTTTCAATAATTGATAGTGCGTTTTTTTCGTTGATGTCTTTAACAAATTCATCAAACTCATTTTCTGTTTCGAATTCAATCAATCCCCCAAATATATTTTCCATAATTCAATTATACTAATTTTATTTCAAAAAACCAAATAATTATAGATATGTCAGTACACATTAACAACCAAACATTTGAAGCCGAATACCTAAAAACACCAGAAGACATTCGTAAAGGTATGATGGGTAGAGACTCATTAAGTGGTTGTATGGTTTTTAATATGGGTAAAGGTCATCATTCATTTTGGATGAAGAATTGTTTAATACCTCTCGACATAATCTTTGTTTTAAACAATCGTATAAGTCGAATACACACAAACTGCGAGGCTCCTGATAGTCATTGGACCAACCCACCGAGGTACACAGGTATTGGGGACCATGTAATTGAATTTCCCGCAGGCACCGCCACCAATTGGAAGGTTGGTGACAAAGTTGCTATGTATTTAGGAACTCCATTGAATCCTGTTCGGTAACCACCTCAACAGGGTTATCGTATTTCACTCTTGGTTTTACTTTCTCAAATACCCAAAAGTATGAATGGTACTTACGAGCATGTTCTTGTTTAGTCCACTTAGTTCCAAAACTATTAATACGAACGTTAGATGTTAAGATGAATAAGTCTCTTGGGTAGAACCCCAACTCTTGAGCCATATTCATTACCATAACGTGAGAGAAGTGATTCTTTCCGCCCGATACCGTATCTTGACATTTAAAGACCACATACCCACCTTTCTCACAGATTCGATACAACTCCTTCAAAGTGTTATAATAATGGTTTTTTAGATGGTTATATGTCTCATAACCCTCAAATCTCTTGGCAATGATTGAGCTACCTTCCTTATTACCTTTATATGATTTACCGGCAATTACGAATGGTGGGTCAAACATAATACTCCTCATTGAACCATTACCAAATGGTAATTTTTCTGAACTTGCTTCAACAACCGTATCATTAACAGGGTAGATGTCAGATTTATTAACGGGTGAGGGTAAGTCCTTCCAAAAATTTCCCTTTGAGTACGTACAATCTAAATCGAATCTTTCGATATTATAGAGGAACATAATGTTCTTAATTGCTTCGTAGTTACTGTTGTAAACACTTTTTACTGGTTTGAAATCTGGTTCCATTTGTTTTAAATTAAATTTTTTAGTTGTGGATATATGTAATCGTTAAATATTATTTCGTGTGATGTTGTCCCATAATGACTATCTCTTGGTAATGCGGGGATATTATTTCTTTTAACAAAATCCATAACATATCCGTCAAGTATTGTCATTTTTTCTATTATGTGTTGATAACCAACCGATTGTGCCAATTCTTTAACATCGACAAACCAACTAAAAAAGATTATTTTTTTATTGTAGTAATTTGCTAAATGTTGAATTGACATTAGTGTATGTAAAAATTTATATTTGGTGTTATAATTGGAAACGTAAATGTGATTCTTAAATAATTGATCAAATTTAACGTCAATATTTGTCCTTTTTTTTAATCTTTCATCATTTTTATTACCGACAGCGGTATAGTATTTAACTCCGTTGAAAAACGTTGGGCAGTCCAACACACAATCGGTTTTTTCATGACTATTGTTAAAATCTTCCATTCCAAAAACAAATCGAGATGGTTCCGTAAGTTGTAAAACAAAAACATCTAAGTCGGGATTCTTGTCAAAAATGTACTTAATTTTTTCAATATTCATCTCATTACCTCCTCCTGAGGATGATGATTTGATGATTTCGACACCCAACTTGTGGCCCATAAATTTATGCCATGGGTCCCCATAACCGTAAGATGAGTGTGAACACCCCCCAACACCTATTTTCATTACAATTCTTACGGTTA